AAGACTATTGGACTAAAGAAGCAGATAAAGATATTGAATTGTTCTTTAGTGTATCGCCTAAACTATGGAGTGTAGCAGGTGAAAAGGCAAAGAAAGCAATTAAGCCTGAAACAGTAGCAGAATATTTTTTGTTGTCTGACAGAGGACAACTTAAATTTGTTGTTGGTTCCGAACAACAGCAGTGGGATGAAATGGAAGAAGTTATCTCACAGTTTAAGGCACAAGAGGTAGATTATCCTGTATGGGTTATGCCTGTTGGTGCTAGGGAAGAAGAACAAACTGCAACAGCAGGCGCTGTTGCTAAAATGGCATTTCAAAGAGGATACAATGTAGCCGCAAGAGTACACGTATACTTGTTTGGTAATGCTATCGGAACATAAGGAATGAATATGGACTTTATAAAAAAACTGTTTGCTAAAAAGCAACAGGAACCAGAAGAATCTAAGCCTGGACTGACCGAAAAAGAAAAGGCAACGATGAAAAAGGAACCTTGGGTGGGTGTGCTAAACACACACGTAAACAAGGAAAATGTCCGAAATGGCTTTTTTGAACTTGACTGGAACGAGCATTTTATAGTACAATTAAAGCAACAAGGATATGGAGTCGATGGTGACAAGGATGAGGATATTGTTGATCGTTGGTTCCGAGAACTTTGTGCAAACGTTGTAGTCGATGGTGACTACGGAGGACCACTAGACACTGGTAGTATTGATCCAAGTGTTGTTAAAAGGAATAAATGAGTAAAATGTGTCATATAATAGTAGATACTGCGAACACGTTCTTTCGTGCGAGGCATGTAATAAATGGAGATGCTGATATTAAGTTAGGTATGGCTTTTCATATCACACTAAACAGCATCAAGAAGGCTTGGCAAGACTTTGGCGGAACACATGTTGTATTCTGTTTAGAAGGACGTAGTTGGCGTAAGGATCACTATGAACCATACAAGCGTAATAGGCAGGATGCTAGAGACGCACTTACTGAAAAACAACAAGATGAAGAAACAGTATTCTGGGAAGCCTTTGATACATTTAAAGAATTTGTGAGTGAAAAAACTAATTGTACTGTGTTACAACACCCACAACTAGAAGCAGATGATTTGATTGCAGGTTGGATACAACAGCATCCAGATAGTGAACACGTGGTTATTAGTACGGACACTGATTTCCAACAGTTGGTTGCACCGAATGTAAGATTGTATAACGGTGTGCAAGAAGTAACAACAACACACGAAGGTTTCTTTGACAAGAAAGGCGAACTAGTGATTGACAAGAAAACTAAACAGCCTAAGGAAGTGGATCCAGAATGGATGTTGTTTGAAAAATGTATGCGTGGCGACACAAGTGACAACGTGTTCTCTGCGTATCCGGGTGTACGTAAGAAAGGTACAAAGAACAAGGTAGGACTAGTTGAAGCGTTTGCAGATAGACAAACAAAAGGATTTAATTGGAACAACTTAATGTTACAACGCTGGACTGATCATAATGGTGTTGAGCATCGTGTTCTTGAAGACTATGAACGAAATAGAACGCTTATTGATCTTTCAGCACAACCAAAAGAGATAAAAGATATTATTAAAAATACAATTGAAACTGCAACAACAGCAGATAAGAATATTAGTCAGGTTGGTATTAGACTAATGAAATTCTGTCATTTATATGATTTAAAGAAAATTTCCTATCAGGCTCAGGCATATGCAGAGCCATTAAATGCGAGGTATACGATATGACATACATAAAAGCAAAACCCATTATTGAAGAAAAATTTTGGATTGTGGAAGATGAAGGCGTTCGTGTCGGAACCCTTAGAAAAAATGAAATGTCGCAATTTATTTTTTCAAATGAACAAGGAATCAAAGTTTATCATAATAAAAAAAGCATTACAAAAGAGTTTGGTGAAAACTTCTTTATTGCTAAAATTATTAAGGAAGCAGATGATTCAAATCCGAAAGAAGTACATGGATTTTCGACCAGCACGATTCCGCACAATGCAATGTATGATATACAAAAGAAACTTCCACTTTTTACAAAGAGCAAGGATTCAAAGAGTTTGTACTGCGCAGGATACTACACAATTAGATTTGAAAAGGGCTGGGTAAAGAGTTTCTGTCCTAAACTAATTACCTTACAGCGTTATGAATATCAAGGTCCATTTAAGACTGATTTGGAAATGAAACAGGTACTATCTCGTGTCAACAAATAATATTCCAACAACTCTAGCAACAGTACAAAAACTAATGCAAAGAGTGTCATCGGCAGAAAAAACACAGCAGCGTGAAATACGAATGAGCATAGAAGAGGCTAGAGCACTTACAACAGAACTAGCACTACTAACCACAAAATTAGGGTCTACAGTGGCAGAAATACACACTCTGTTAAAGGAAATTAATAAGTCAGCAAACGAAGTTGATGTAAAGTTTGATGGAGGATCCTTCTAAAAAGGATAAATATATACGTAGTTAACTAGGAATTAATACGTATATGAGCAGACCAAAACCAAAAATAATTCTCGAACATACTAACCGAGAAACTTATAAAGTAGAACAGATTCTTGAGAGCGAAGCCATATGGGCAGTTTTTTACAAAGGTAAACCTTTTAATTTAAAAAGCGGTAGTGCTGTATCAAGTTATCCTGGACCGAAATATAAGAAGGTTTCATTTTCTAATCCTGGGCATGCTAGAAACTTAGCCAAGAAACTTAACAAACTATTCGACACTGCTGATTTTACTGTTTATAAATTAAACTCAGGGGAAAAAGAATAGTGAATGGACGTTAAAGACAATTATACAAACATCTTTTTAAAAGCCGCAAATTTTGACATTACTGAAGAAACAGTAAAAAGCAAAAGAATGGAATGGTGGTGGAATGTAAGAACTAAAGATGACGGTGGGCTAAGACTAACTGACCCTGCTATGGATTTCATTGAGAATGAAGCCAAAATAAAGATATACAAAATAGATTTCCCAAAAGACTTCTCTATTACTCCACAAATACTTTTATGGCTTGACAAATTTATAGATTCGCCTTATTATATAACTAAACGATCAATAACAGTATTAAAGGAGAAGGCTGCATTTGAACTATATCTTTTCAGTGGAGATATCCAAAAATTAGGATATAACAAAGCATTGGCTAAAAGATTAAGCCAAGAATCATCAGAGTTATAGTAGCAGTTAATAAATAATTTTATGTTAGAACTGAATCCGTTAGATGTTTTGAACATTAGGCAGTTAGATACAATGCCTCCGCATTTTTGTAAAACCAAAATTTCAAGTGCGGACAGAACGTATCGAGACGTAACTAATTGGATTAGATCTAAACTGGCAGGAAGATATTGTGTAGTAACATATCCTGCTGTAGGAAATAACGATAAATTTCAAACTTCAACATTTGTTGGGTTTGAAGAACAAAAAGAGTTAACATTTTTTATGTTGGCTTGTCCATACTTAAGGAGAAACTAGAATGGCTGAAGAAGTAAAAAACAATGATACTCCTGCACAAGCAGAAGTAAAAACGGAAGCGACTGCTGCACCTGCCAGCGGTCCTGTACCAACACCTGGTGTAGAAGAAGCACCAGCAGCACCTGATCTTAATATTAGTGATTTAAATGCAGTAAAAAGCATTATTGATATTGCTACAACAAGAGGTGCATTTAAGGCTAATGAACTTGAAGCAGTTGGTAAAACTTATAATAAGTTGACAATGTTCTTAGAGCATGTATCTAAGCAACAAAGTGAACAACAAGCACAAGGGAAGTAATTATGGCTAAAGAAATTAAACACGTAGGTAAACTGGCAAATACTGGCGACAAAGTTGCTGTAGTATTTAGAACAGTTCCTGGAGAATCAGACAACTGCTTAGTGTTACAAACTGCAACACTTAAAGACGAAGTACATGATTCATTAATGGCAATGATCGATTCTGATCAAGCACAACAAACAAATGAACTAGGAGAACTTATGTTCTCAAGAACATTTCCAGACGGCAGACCAATGTTACAAGCAATGCAAGGTGAAGGACGTTTAAGAAAAGTTCCAACTAGTAATGTAATGATGACACCTACACCAACAAGTGAAATTGCACTTTCTCAATTGAATACATTGATTGCAGAGCAAAAAGGAATGGCTGTAGATGAGTTGTATACTTTAGTAAGTGGTGCTCCAACAAAAGATCAAGAAGCAGCGCAAACTACAGTTTCAGAAACTACACCTAGCGAAGAGCCAGTAGCGGCTCCGGCAACAGATGGAGTATTATCTGATACAGATCTTGCAAAGTCTTATCGTAGTCAGGCTGATGCTATGTATAAAGAAGCAGCAAGATTACGTAGAGAAGCAGACGAGTTAGATCCGCCGAAGAAGAAAACTTCTTCTAAAGCAAAAGCAGAAGCATAAATCAGTGCATAGGCATTACTTCAAGCCGCCTAAACATCTAGTAGACGAGTGGCCGGAAGTGTTCAAAGACTTATATATGG